CTTCAACCAATCATAGATACTGTGTGAAACAGAAACCTGAGAGAAGAATGTCAAGTGAGAAACTCAGGAAATGGTTATGTAAAGCAAGGAAAGTGAAAGGAAAGGACGTCTGGGGCTTAAGACATCAGTTGGTAGTGGTGCTCCAAAGCGAGCTCGGTGGTGTGTTCACTAGACTCGGAACTAGAGTAGGGGGTAGCCAAAGCTAGGTGGGCCAGGTTCTTAAAGAAGGAGAAACGCTTGCCGATGGAGGTGAGTAGGTGGCCAGGGATGGAGACGAGGTGGTGTATGGCGACGACCGGCCCGAAGAACATGTCGGGAGAGTGGTTGCGGAAGAAACCCTGAACGAAGGAGAGAGCCTCTAATTGAACTGGAGGTAAACTGAAGAGCTCGTCACCAGCGCGCATGGACCACAGGAATTCTAGGAAGTAGCTATCAAGCACCATAGGGAGTTGGTCGAGGGCCTCTTTCTGGATCAACTTCAACGCGAGGATCAGGGGAGAGCGGACACAGCCGAAGGGATATAACAACCAGCCACAAAATTCGGGCCAGGAGGAGTAGTGAGTCTTCCCGACCAGGGTGAAGAGGTGTTGGATGTTGTACCAGGCTGAGTCGATTTGTAGTTCCCCGAAGAAGAGGGAATCATCTCCGGCGAAAGCTCGGGCCACTTTAGGGTCTGGTCGATAGCGGAGTTCCATGTAGGCCATGTTCCAAAAGGTGTTGAAATCGAAGGTGCCGAATTCGCCGGTAAAGCGCATGACGGCAGAGTGACCGAATTCGGTGAACATATCGACTTTGATTTCCTCGTAGAGAGCCATGAGTTCCTGTGGGATGCCGCAGTAGTCCATGAAGGCTAGCTCGAAACCAAGTACCTCCGAAGTGCAACTTTGATCGTAAGCAGTGAAGTCGCAAGTGAATGTCTTGGAGGTCGTGGCGTGGGTCCGACACCAATCGTCCATGTCCTGAGTGGTCTTGCCGCCGTGAGTGTACACATTGTCTGGCAGGGTCCGAGCGAGGGTGGTCCGCATATATCTCACCACAGGGCCGAGGTCGATGAGGTTGGTCTCATGAGGGGTCACGAGAGATTGTCCGGCTTTGGCATGGAGTTGATTGATGGAGGGAGTGTGATCCTCGTCCAGGCGCATCAGAACTGCTAAGGCCTCCGCTTTGGCTTTGTACTGCGTCTTGATGAAATGAGACATAAAGTTCCTCGGGACATCAGGGTCGGCACGAGTCGGGGCGTTGTTGTTGAGAGCTTGGTGACCTTTCAAAAGTCGTCGAGCTAGGGTGTCCTCGGCGCAGGCGGCGAAATGATCCTCGTCGAATTGGTGTTCCTCAGGTAATCCGTAGGCACTTCTGAATCTCTCAAAGATGGCGGCACCCAAACTTCTCTTAGCGGCCAGGTCGGCAACATTTTGCTCCTTGGTGGCGAAACGGAGTCGCTTGTCGACAGTAATGGGGGTGAGAGTCGGGTCGGAAGCTGAGTGGTGCCGAGGGAACAGGGTGGCAAGGGTTGGGACGGCTTCTCCTTTTCGAACATCCTGGAATTGAGCGCTCATGGTGTCTCGGGCTACGATCTCTCTGACCTCTCGGGAAGTGACCACATCAGCCTCTGGCCAGAGACGGACGTCACTAGAAGGGGGCAACTGCGTGGCGATACGCTCCTGAAGGTATTGAAGCTCCTTTGGGTCTTTTGGCAACCAAGAGGGGGTGCTATCCGGGTAGATAGCTCGATAGCGCTCATCAAGTTTGTCGAAGATCGGGATGTCGGAAGTCCCAGTCACGGTGGAGACCCGAGAGAACAAGCGAACAGGTAGATCATCAAGGGCGGGGAACAACCTAAACAAA